TACGATGAAGGAAACAGCGAAGCCTGTGGTACTATTTCTTACTTATTGTGGGGTGGTAAAGCAGGACTTAGATGGGCAGGTAGTAAGTTAAAAGAATTAGACTTGTTAGAAGCTGATTTAAAGAAGCCTTGTCAAACAGGATATGAGATGATAGGCTTTAAGATGAAAAACGGTAAAAGAGTACCTAATTGCGTTCCTATAAAATGAGAGATTACGAACATTACGCGCCAAGTCCTAAAAACGACAAAAGAGGTTGTTTATGTGATGACGGAACATACAGCAGAAGATGTTGTGATGGAAGTTTCCAAGCACAAGGTATAGGTAATATTACAGGAGAAAGCCTTACAGGTGTTTGGTATGGATATTTAGCAACAGCTTGTTCAAACCAACATACTAGGCACGTACATATGCACGATACAGAATTAACGGTTGGTAAAGTATATTATCTTACTTTAGAAAACAATCACAACGAGTGTTACACAATAACTTCTACACTATCTTCAGAAGGGGTGCATATAAATACTGCATCTGTTCAATACGATGACTGTGCAGAATGTGAAGCAGCAAACTAAAAACACAACAAAATAATTAATAACTTATTGTATAATATATGAAAGCACAAGAAATTTTATCAAAAGCAAAAGAACTTCTTTCTATTGAAACAGAAGTGAAGTTAGCACAAGCTACTTTGGAAAATGGTACTGTAATCGAAGCTGAAGAAATGGCAGCAGGTAAAGAAGTCTTTATCATTACAGATGATGAAAAGGTAGCCTTACCTGTGGGTGAATACAAGTTAGAAGACGGTCAAGCCTTAATCGTAGAAGAGGAAGGTATTATTGCTTCTATTGGTGAAGCCCAAGAGGAAGAAGAAGCCCCTGCCGAAGAAGAAGTCGAAGCAGCAGAGGAAGAAAAAGAAGAAATGGAATACGCTACTAAAGCTGAACTTTCTGAAATCAGAGAAATGGTTGAAGAAATTAAATCTATGCTCGAACCTAAAGAAGAGATGAGCGCAGAGGAATTAGCAGAAGAAGCGGTTGAAGATATTGTGGAAGAAGTTAAGGAAGAACTATCAGCAGAAGAACCTGTTGAGAAAATCACCCATAACCCTGAAGCAAGTGCAAAGAAAGAATTAAACCTATTTGCACAAAAAAGAGTAGCTACTACATTTGATAGAGTGCTCGGAAAAATTGGAAATTTTAATAAATAAATAAAAAATGGCAACAACAACTAGTATTACAACTACTTATGCAGGAGAAAGTGCAGGACAGTACATCTCTGCTGCTTTATTAAGCGGTTCTACTATCGACAACGGTGGTATTACTGTTAAACCAAACGTAAAGTTTAAAGAAGTAATCAAGAAATTATCTACTGATGCAATCGTAAAAGATGCAACTTGTGATTTTGACCCTACTTCTACTATTACACTTACTGAAAGAGTTTTACAACCTGAATATCAACAAGTGAACTTACAACTTTGTAAGAAAGACTTTATTTCAGATTGGGAAGCTATTCAGATGGGATATTCTGCACACCACGATTTACCACCTTCGTTTTCTGACTTCTTAATCGCTCACGTAGCGGCTAAAGTTGCTCAAAAAACAGAACAGTCTATCTGGGCAGGAGATACTTCTAACAACGGACAATTCAACGGACTTACTACACAAATTGCTCTTGATGCTGCTTTACCTGCCGCACAAGAAGTTGCAGGAACTACTGTTGATTCTTCAAACGTAATTGCACAATTAGGAAGCATTGTTGATGCTATCCCTTCTGCACTTTACGGAAGTGAAGACTTAAACGTTTATGTATCACAGAACATCGCTCGTGCATATATTAGAGCATTAGGAGGATTTGGTGCTTCAGGATTAGGAGCAGCAGGTACAAACGCTCAAGGTACTCAATGGTTTAATAACGGTTCACTTTCTTTTGATGGTGTTAAATTATTCGTAGCTAACGGATTAGCTGACAACACGGCTATTGCTGCTGAAAAATCTAACTTATTCTTTGGAACAGGGCTATTAGCTGACCATAACGAAGTTAAAGTTTTAGATATGTCTGACCTTGATGGTTCTGACAACGTACGTGTAGTAATGCGATTTACCGCAGGTGTACAGTACGGAATTGTAGAAGATATCGTAACATACGGAATCACTAACTCTGCAAACTAAGAATTAATTAAATAACCTAAGAGGGTGGGTGAGCCAATGAGCCTACTCACCCTTTTTTAATACTAAAAAACTATGGCTTGTGATTTAACACGTGGTAGAAAAGAACCTTGCAAAGATGTAGTTGGTGGGATTCGTGCGGTATATTTTACAGATTTCGGAGATTACGGAACTGTAACCCAAACGGATGACGAAATTACAGATATGTCAGGTACTTTTACTGCTTATAAATATGAACTAAAAGGGAACAGCAGTTTTGAACAAGCTGTAACCTCATCAAGAGAAAACGGAACGACTTTCTTTGACCAGACCTTAAATATCACATTTAAGAAACTATCTAAAGAAGATAACAAAGAAGTAAAACTATTAGCTTACGGAAGACCACACATCGCTGTTGAAGACTATAACGGAAATGTCTTCGTTATGGGATTAGAACACGGTGCAGAGGTAACTGGTGGAACAATCGTAACAGGTGCAGCAATGGCTGATTTATCTGGTTACACGCTCACCTTTAATGCACAGGAGTTGAAACCTGCGAACTTTGTAGATTCACCTACTGCTGCTGACCCATTTGCAGGTATGCCAAGTGCAGCTGCAACAATCACAGAGGGAACTAATGCTTAATTAGAATTTGACTTGATTAAGGGGTGTCAGAAATGATGCCCTTTTTTTTGCTTTATAATTAACAAAAAACAAAAAGATTTATTGTATATATATGATTGTCTTACAAAATTTAGATAGCGACCAAACATTCAGTTTTATACCACGTTCTTATGTAGATGGTACAACTTACACAATTAAGATTGTGAACGAAACTACAAACAAAGAAATTTACAGTAGCGATGTAACTAGCTTTGTGTTGGCTGACTATTACTACCAACATACAGACACTTTTACACTAGTAGAAGATACAATGTACACTTTAGAAATTAAAGCAGGAAGTGAACTAATATTTAGAGATAAAATATTTTGCACTAACCAAACAATAAGCAGTTACAGCATAAACAATACCGACTATACAGAACATAGCGAAGAAAACGAATTTATAGTATTATAATGGCAAGAAATAACAAAATAAAAGCTAATACAGACAGCATCCACGTTGTTAGTTTATCTTCTTACAATAGACCTAAAGTTGTAGAGGACAAAAAGAAAGATTGGGTAGCTTATGGTAGCGATAACAATTACTACCAATACCTTATAGACCTATACACTAATTCAACGACTTCTAACGCTATTATAAACGGTGTTAGCAATATGATATACGGAAAAGGTTTAGATGCCTTAGACAGCAGTACAAAAACAAATGAGTATGCTGCACTACGTTCTATCTTTCACGATAACTGTTTGCGTAAAATATCTCTTGACCTTAAATTACTAGGTGAAGCATCTTTTCAAGTCTTATACAAAGATGGTAAAGTAGTAAGAGGTGAACACTTTCCAAGACAAACACTACGAGCAGAGAAATGTAATGAAGATGGTGAGATTGAAGGTTATTACTACCATCACGATTGGGGAAATAAGAAACCTGCTGACAAACCACAAAGGATAGCAGCATTTGGGTACGGTAACGGTAAAGAACCAGAAATAAAAATGGTAAAGCGTTATGTATCTGGGTACGACTACTACTGCCCTGTCGATTATCAAGGTGGGTTAGCATATAGTGAATTAGAATCAGAAATATCAGACTACTTAATCAATGACGTTCAAAACGGATTTAGCGGAACTAAGGTTGTAAACTTTAACAACGGTGTACCAGATAGAGAAAAACAAATGAGCATCAAGAATGATGTGATGAATAAACTTACAGGTGCAAGAGGTGAAAAAGTAATTATAGCATTTAACAACAATGCAGAAAGTAAAACTACTATTGATGACGTACCGTTAAATGATGCACCTGCACACTACGAATATCTATCTACTGAATGTTCTACTAAATTAATGGTAGCACACAGGGTAACATCACCTTTGCTTTTAGGTATTAGAGATGGGAATAGTGGACTAGGAAACAACGCAGACGAAATTAAAACAGCATCGCTACTATTCCACAACATTACTATTAGACCTTATCAAGACTTAATAATTGAAGCTATTGATGATATTTTAGGTGTAAATGGAATAAGTTTAAAACTTTATTTTAAGACCCTACAACCGCTTGAATTTATAGAAACTGATAATGCCATCACAGACGAAGCAAGAGAGGAAGAAACAGGCGTTAAATTGGCTAAGGAAGAGTCTTTTGATGATGACAAGATGTTTGACTTGTTAGAAGAGTTTGGAGAAGATGAAGATTTAGACGAGTGGGAATTAGTAGATGAAAGACCTGTGGACTACGACCAAGAAGAAGCCTTAGACAAAATGATTGGGTTAGCTAGTACAGGAACTGCAAGACCTAATGCAGGAAGTGAGCAAGATGGTGAGGCAGATGGTTTAAAATTTAAGGTACGTTACCAATACGCACCTCTTAAAACCCAAGCAAACAGCAGGGAGTTCTGCAAGAAGATGGTGTCATCAAAAAAGATATACCGCAAAGAAGATATAATGCAAATGAGCCAACGTGCAGTTAATGCAGGGTGGGGTTTAAACGGTGCAGATACTTACGATATATGGTTATACAAAGGCGGTGGTGCTTGTCATCATTTTTGGATGCGTAAGACATATATGGGTAAAGGAGTTAAACCAGATGCTACAAACCCAAACGCAGAAATATCGGTAAACAAAGCAAAAAAGGAAGGGTTTAAACCAGAGGTAAATGATAAGAAAGTGGCAACAAGACCAAAGGATATGCCTAATCAAGGATTTGTAAACAAGTAAGAAATGGCAGAAGCACTATTAGTAACACGAAAGGATATAGTAAAGTTTACTGCGATGAGTGGTAATGTAGATACTGACAAGTTTATACAATACATTAAGATTGCGCAAGACAAACACATAGAAAACTATCTTGGTTCAGATTTGATAGACAAGATAAAGCAACATATAATAGATGATGATTTAGCAGGTGATTATTTAACCTTAGTAAACGAATGGGTAAAACCTTGTTTAATTCATTGGGCAATGGTGGAGTACTTACCTTTTGCAGCTTATAGCATTGCAAACAAAGGAGTGTTTAAACATAGTTCAGAGAATGCTGAAAACGCATCAAGAGATGAGGTTGATTACTTACTAGAAAAGGAAAGAAATACAGCACAGTATTATACCGACAGGTTAATAGACCATTTATCTTTTAATGCAGGTTCAAAATACCCTGAATACTATACTAACAATAACGAAGATGTAAGTCCTGATAAAGACTTATTTGGTGGATGGGTACTATAAAAAAATACAAACCTAAAAATAAAAATGTACGTTTGTTGCAATCGTATTTAAAAAATTCTAAAACAAAAGCTAGAACACAAAGTAATGGCAAATAATATATATCATAAAAGTAATTGGGGAAGTCCTGAAAAAGACGGTTGGGGGGATGTTTATTTTAACCCTTCAGCGACTAATAAACTTTATACACGTTCAGATAATTACGAAAATTCAGATGGTACTGATAAAGCATTAGCTAGTAAACCAGATACGCAGAGTGTACTTATGACACCTACTGCTTATAATGTTGGCAGTATGAATAGTATTTTGCCACCTTATGAAGTATTGCCTACTGAATTAATTACTAATGGAGATTTTGATACTGATAGTGATTGGAATAAAGGAACTGGTTGGACTATTAGCGGTGGGTCAGCTAACGCATCAAATTCGGTAAGTTACCAAAGAATAACTCAAACAGGCTCACCAGTAACTGAAACAACTCATTTTAGGTTGATATTTACAGTATCTGTTACTAGCGGAGCAGTTGTGCCAATAGTCGGTTCTAAATTAGGAACTGCAGTTTCTGCATCAGGAACTTACACGCAATACCTTACTTCTAGCCCCTCTAACAGTTTCTTCTTTCAAATGGCTAGTAATCCTAATTTTACAGGCTCAATAGACAACGTATCAGTAAAAGAAGTAATAAATGCAGACTTCACATTTGATAGAAACAGCACAGCTACAAGAGTAAACAAAGAAGGATTAATTGAAACAGTAGCAA